ATCATTTGTGTGGGCGATAGTAATGATACCTATGTTAAGCTCAGCAGACAGTTTAGACAGTCTTACAGAGAGGTCTGCAAGTTGCTGTTCTTTACTCTCCTCCGAGTGTCCTACAATTACATCTTGGATAGGCTCAAAGAAGATGTACTTACAATCACACCCCTGACTGAGGTATCTGATCTGCTCTATGAAGTCGTCACTGTCTGAACCATCAGGCATGTAAAACTGGTACAGCAGCTCATCCTTGGTAATCTCTCTGATAGCTTCTTCTACAAGATCCTCTACACCTAACGCCTCAATGATATCTCTACGGGTCAAGTTCTGGTTGAGGTGGTAAGAGACCAGACCTAATAAACTGCGCAACTTTGTCTCCTCAAGGTGCCATGAGGCAAAAGGTATCTTCTTCTTCAGCATGTTGTACTCAAGGTAACGCATCACCTCAGTCTTACCAATACCTGTCGGCGCTTTAATTACAGTAAAGTGGCCTTGCATGAGCCCCATGATTTTATCATCAAGCGCTTCGATACCCGTAGGCACATAGGAGTAGTTAGGCGAATCCCTAAACAAGTCTACAAACTGTTCAGAAGTGTTTAGTATATTCTCAGGGGTGTATTTACGTGCACTCCACCAAGCATTCGTAAACTCTTTCTTCGCACCATTTACAAGGAACTCGTTTGCGTCCTTATATACGTCGTGCTGAACCCTGTAGGTTTTGTTAGGGAACAGGTTAAAGATCTTTGCAGCAACCGCATTACCTGCAGAATCATTATCCACACTCAACACAATTTTATCGAAGCTATCAAGCCAATCTTTACACTTCTCCCACAGCCTCTTAGAGGGCGTAGCAGAGGGCAAAGAGACTACAGGCTGCACGCTCCTACCACGAAGCATTTCCTGCACTGAGAGAGCGTCTACTTCGCCCTCAGTGATGGTTACAATACCTGCGCAACCTGCAGGGAAAATATTCATCCCAAAGAACTCATCTTGCGACAGTCCTTTAGCTGAAAACGACTTAGGGAAAACCCTGATTTTCATACCGCCACTAGGGTAAATGTACTCATGTTTCGCCACTGATCCTTCGCTGTTGCGATAGCTTCGCACATCATACTGTTCCATTACAGCCTCAGAGATACCCCTACAGGCAATATATTCGTAATCCTTAACTTCGTCGTCGAAAGCCATGAAGTCATCCTTCTTTCTCTTAAGTGGTTCAAACTGGTCAAAGAAGCTAGCAGTGCAAGAGTGACAATAACCTACACCTAACTCTGTATTGAATGAGTAGGCATCACTGCTACCGCAACCTTCTCTGTCTGGGCATTGTATGTGATTTATCTGCATAAGCACCTCCATACCCCATACTACAAATTCCCACGTAGGTACACAAGGTGTCAATATGTCGCAGTGTATACCCTTGACCCGCACACAACCTGCACCTATACTAGACTTAAGTCTTCACTTAGCGAACTACTACTACAGCTAGCCGTAAAGTGTAGAGACCTAAGAGCCACTTAAGGTCGTAATTCCCACGGAGGGTCCTAATTCCCACGTAGGCCTAATTCCCACGGGGGCCTAATTCCCACGGGGGTCCTTTTTAAACCGGCCCTAACCTAAAATCTTAGCCCGGACCTTAGCCAGGTTCTTAGCCCGGACCTTAGCTTAGATTTTAGCCTAGATATTAGCTGAGAACAAAAAAATGAGCCTAGCCAAGTTAATGGCTAAGCTCTTTGCTAAGGTCTTAGATCAGGACTAATCTTTGTTAAAGTCTACGTCCTGAATGTTGATGCCTTCCTCAGACGCAAGCACCAGTGTTGAAATGATACGGTGCGCTTGCAGCTTGCTAAGGGGAAGTCTGACGTTGATACCTACGTTAAGCTCTTCGAGCAAAGCGTTGATTTTCCACATCTGCTTCGCGGTAGCGGCAACAGCTTGGGTATTAGCTATGGTTCTCACCTCCTTCCTATTTCCTAGAGTTTCCAAGTAGTTAGCCCTTAGAGTTAAGAGCTAGATTGTACCCCATGTAAGCGGCTACGATAAGAAACGAGCGATCTTCTGGGGGATGTGAATTAATCCAAGCATAGATTTCATCCCAGTTGTCAGGAGTCCTAAACAGCTTTGACATATTCATTGTTGGCGGTTCTTGGTTAATCATTACATCCATTTCTAAGTCCTTTCCTTTGGATGGACTAGGGGCTTGCGCCCCTAGCTGGTTACCACAGGTCAACATACCTGACGGCTTCTTCGGTTTGTGCGCCATAGTCTGCCAGAACATCTAGCAAAGCTTCTGGCGAACCCCAGCAATCCTGCAATAGCATTGCAACGGCTTCTGGGAATACGTCTATGATTTCCTCTATGGCAGATAGACTGTCGCGTTCCTCTTTACTTGCCGATAGGCTGGACACTTGACCCTTACCGTAGCTGGTGCCTCTATCATAGTTGCCATAATAACTTAGGCCCCAGTTGCGCCAGTTGGTTTCTTGGTCGTACTCTATGACGCTGGGGTCGCGCTCTATGACTAGCTTAGACCAATCAGCTTTTCTAAGGGCGTCTAGCAACTTGACTGCGTAGGTCAAGTCCTGTGACTCGTTCTTAGTATGCTGTGCATAGTATCCCACAGATAGGTTTGTACACTCTGGCACTAGATACCGGTACTCATTGGAATCTGTGTAGGAACCATTGCGGTCAGCGTAGTGTCCCATCCCAAGAATAGAGCTAAGACTATCTGCAAAGGTATCTGAACAGGTACGAACCCCTGACTGGTGGGTTATGATACTATCTAAGCCAAGGCGGTCAAAGCTAATCACAGCCTCACAATGGTCTAGCCATCTAGGATTATGCTTTACAAGTGCCTTAGAGCCTTTACACCCACTTTCTTCGTAGGCGTGGACTACATAGACACCTTCGATGCCTGAGCGGATCATCTCTAAGATAAGCCAGACACCAGTTGCACAGTCTGCACCTAGACAGTTAGAGGTACTGCCCTTGGCTAAGCTAACAATGTTATTGGATACCTCCAGCTCCTGCATACCGTCCGAGTTATGGACGCTATCATAGTGAGCAGCAAAGCAAATCTTAGGATCTTTACCTATGATAAGCTCGTAGTTGTCATCTACGTCAGGATACCCGAACACTGGGTGGAGGTATTTCTCACAAAAATCCTTAATGCTTTCTGTACCGTGTTTCCTACGGTATTTGAGCATGTCAACAAGGTCATATTTAATCTTAGGCTTCACGTTCTCGTCCTTCTTTGTTTTCTTCTAGGAACCAATGCCCCATTGTCATATCGAAGACCCACTTAGGAGCTTCCGTTATGTCGGCATGGTAGTTATAATCTACGATATTACCTATACAGATTAACTCGCCATCTTCCGTAGACGCGGCCTCTGTTAAGGGATACCACTCATCATTCCACAAACACTTGAAGTAATTATCTTCGATGTCATGGGTTGGTACAAACTCACCGTCTGCCAGCTCTGTCACGCTACAGTCAGACCATAGCTCATCATTGGCAATTACAGCATGGCTACCAACGCAGTCTTGGCACCAAACTTGCACTTGGCGGTCTGACCAACGGTTTGAGATAAGGACTTCCAGAGCGTCATTACTTGGCTCATCCTGCATACAGTTTTCGCAGTTATGCCACCGCTCATAGTAGCAGTCATGACAGTAAGGGCCATCACCTTCGGGCGAAGTATAGATGTCATCTTCGTCCAGAGTACATTCACAATCCTCGCACATATGTCTGCGCTCAAGATACTGCAAGCCACCATAGTTTGAACCTGTGATCTCACCACAATCTGCAATCATTAGAAAACCATCGCCAGTGTCAGTTAAGCTCTTAGGGTCAAGATCAAGGTAAGGTGCTATCCAAGTATTATCCCTATAGGAAAGACTTAGCAACTTTAGCCCACTAAAACATGACTCTGCAAACCCGTGACGAATCTTAGGTCTAACATGAGCAGCAAGCGCCTCATAACTGTCTTCACATACAGCATAGACAGGACCTGCCTCGCGCCTATCGTCATCATCCTTAGCAATGCTTACAATAACACGACTGCCAATATGACCTTCGGAGTTTTCAGTCCAGAAAATCTCGAAATCACCTGAGGCGTAAGCCTCTGTTGGGTGCGAAGGTAAATGGTCAAAGAGATAACGCATACAACTATCACTGAGTCTTTTCTTAGCGTAAGTCGTATCCATGTTCCTAGTCTCCGCGTGCTGGCTAGAATAGGCGTGCTTAAAGTCTGCCCTTTCCTTACCTGATCGCACAGTCCAATCTGCACAGAAAAACTTACGCTTTACATTGTCAGTGATAGCTTCGACTTCTTTGTCAGTCAGCACCGGAAACATTTTCCTTAGCGCTCTACCGATCTTTGTAGCGGAACGACCAGTGCGCCCCTTTGACCTAGAGTCTAACGTAGGCCAAAGATACAGAAGGTTGTCTGCTTCTTTGTCTATGTTAGGCCAGAAGGTAAAAAGAACAGCCCGAACATTAGCCTGTTCTCTGACCAAAGCTGAGGTATCTGCACTTGGATCTTTGTATAGATCTTGCATGAGAATATCCCCAAGCTGGTTTAGTAGATTGAAGATTACGCGTTTTCCTAAGCCATCACTCGGGAAACCTTCTGCGTAACGCATCTTAGCGGCAGGTTCCATAGAACCCATAGCAGGATGCTCTAAGATTGAAAGACCGAAATCTCTCATAGCTTTCTCCTTAGGTTAAAGTTAAGTTGAATACGGGATTGGTCGCGGCAGAGACTTTTCGCGGCTGAAGCTAAGTTTGTAATGGTGTGATCCATCTAAGTAGTTTCCTTTGGCTACAGCTAAGGCGCGAATCACTGGGCGCACCTCACCCGTGACTAACCTTACCACACTGAAAAAGCTATGGCAACTGGTAAGTTTTTTTCTAAGTTGTTAGCAGACAAGTTAGGCTTAGGTTAATCCACAGATTTATCTGCCGTAATTACAACCACTTAAAACCTTATTTTTGCCCCGGGCTGTGTATACTTGCGTATATACGGGAGATTTTATTTGGGCTAGGGTGGGGGCCAGGCTAAGGGCCGGGCTTAGGAAAAACCTTGGAGCAACCCCAATTTCCTATCCGGGGTCTTAGCTAAGGGCCAGGCCAGGGGCCGGGCTTAATTTCCACCCAGGGGCCTGGCTAAGGGCCTGGCCAGGCGCCCGGCTAAATTTCTACCCAGGGTCTTAGCCAGGGGCTTAGCCAGGGGCCAGGGCCTAATTTCCACCCAGGGGTCATTTTCCTATGGGGGGTCTATACTTAGCCAAGACCCAATCTTAGACCTTAGCCAGGCCCTACCC